CGTTGGCCGGATCATCGTGTAGCTGACGTTCTCGTTGACGATGCTGTTATCAAGCAGCGTTTGTTCGGATATGAATAGTGCCTTGCTCATCTGACTGCAGTTATTGTGTTGCCCTTTCTAATGACGCTGATCTGCTCCCACACGTGGCGGCACTGCGGCGTGCGGATGTCCGCAGGTCCAGGTTGCCTATACCATCCACCCCGGCGCGACCAAACGCTGTACCCCATGATCTGACTGATTTGGTTGATCTCCTCACGCGTGTACACCTTGCCAGCCGCCGCCATGTCCAGCATGATCTTGCAGAACTCCCGGCTAGTGCCTTTATCCGCATTGCTGAATCCATCCGCCCAGGCGTATCTATACCTCATCTCGATCACCACATCTTTAGCCGGTGCTGGCTCATTCTCCTTCCGGATGATGTCAATGGTGCGCCTGATCGGATAGCGTCCCTTCTCAATCAGATATGCCACTCTTTTGCGTATGCGGTTCTCGCTCACTTTGAACTCCCTGGCCATCTCCTCAACAGTCGCATCCAGGTGACGCTTCCGGTACTTGATGATCTTGTCATCCAGTTCCATTTCTTCCTCACTAAGCGCCGCAAATGCCTGATCACGATTGCGGTCTAGATCCTGATCCAAATGACCGGTCATGTGCAAATGCTGGCTGTGCAGCTCAATATATTCGCTTGCCTGGCTGCCGAAGGTGGACGCTAAGCGATGCAGGATCTCGCCCTCCTCATGCCCCCAGTGGCTGTATGCATCTTCATCATCCGCACTGAACTCCTGCTCATTCACGCCCAGGAATGCGTCAATCTGCTCCGCCGTCAATCCGAAGCCAGCACCCAACATCGTGCGTGCCTGCTCCATGCTGATCTTGCCCTGTCCGTAGTGGCGCACTATCCGCATCAGGTTCTGATACTGCCGGCCGGATAGCGTGCGTATTGCCTCGTTTATAGGCTCGCTAGCGGCCTCAATTTCCGCTTGTGGCTCATCCACCTGCCCCGCTGTTTTCAGTGGCTCTAAGCCCGCCTTTTCGCGTAATTCGTCAGGCGTCATGATCTGCAGGAGTGCCGTTTCGCTCAGCTGCTCAGTGATCGGCTCAACTGGCATCAATGTCAATCCTTCAATGCCGTTGAATGACGCTAGGTAGTTGATGTTGCGCTCCACACGCTTGACCCGGTCATCGACGTAGGTGTTTTTGAACAGCTCAAACGCTTCGACTAGTTCCTTCCTGCCACCTAGCTGCCCTTCGGTCTTCACGCCGAACAGCATCGGGTTGGTGACGCGATGGCTGATGAAAATCTCTTGCTGCACCGTCTTATTCAACACCTCGAACTGCTTGTCCATGTCACTGGGCGTCAATGGCAGCATGGTTGGTGCTTTGTTGGCATCGTCGTTGAAGGTGACCACAAAGCGACCGGCATTGTCGGTGCCGCTAAACTTCCGCTTGATCTGCCGCTCGATGTCCACTTGCTCCTCCGGCGTCGGGATGCCGTTGTTGAAGTTGATCAGATAGCCACCCCAGAAGTTGTTGCGCAGGTTGTTGTTGTGGAAGTTGGCGATCTCCACGTCCGCTTCAATCCACGCCAAGCCACCAAGGTACTCAGGCAATGGGTAGTATTTGACGCCTGCCGAATAGCACCGGTAGTAGTATAGTTGCTTGCCGATCCTGTTCTCCGGATCAAATGCCGGGATGCGCTCGATGTCCTCGACCTTGGGAAATTGACGTATCATCTCCTCGTTGTACCAATCGGCGATTTGAAACATCTTTTCCTTCTTGTCTACCCTCACTTTTTCAAATGCCACGTGTTCCATCCGGGCAATGGTGCCACCACGCGACCAGGTGATGGCGATGGCCATGCCGTTGTACAGCTCGAAGTCCAGCACCAACTTCTGCGTCAGGTCGTTTAGATCGTCCTGCTCATTAGCATCTGCGATGAACTTCTCTTGCAGCGCCCTTGTCTCTAGCGTTCCCTTCTCATCACCCTGCCAGCCGCCACCAATGATGTAGCTGACCTTGCCATTGACGATTGCGTTGTGCTTGGAAGACCTGCGGTACATGTTCAGCAGGTAGTACGGATATTCGTTTTCCAAGCCGTAACCTATGTAGTCGTAGCCTTGCTGCTCGACCATTACTGGCACTTTGTGTGCGAATCCTGGCCAAGCAAAAAAGCGCTGTTGTCCTTTTTTATTGATAGACGGCATAGTCGATAGTGTTGTTTTGTGCTATGTATGTTTCGGTGGCAGGCTCGATGTATGCAAGCCCTGTTTCGACCACTCTTGGCGTTCCCATTAGGAAGCGGCGCATCGCCCTTGTGTGGCGGTTGGTGTTGCTTTTCAGATGAGAGGAATTACTGCCGTTATTGAAGTTGATAGTGATGGCCCTATTTGCATCCTGTTGCGTTGACGACCAATAGATGTGATTTGCGAAGTTACCGAAGCCGTTAGCCGCAAGTCGAGTGTACATCTGCGCTAATTCCTGTTCACTCGGCAGAAACCAATCGCTATACCCGTTCAGTACTAATTCATCGCAAATCCTCGCGCTTATACCCTCTGTGGTGCAATCCGTAACGATTCTATCGGTGTTTGTCAATCCTGTGCCAACTGCACTCAATGTCCCATCAATTTCAATACCCTGACACCCCCAAGGCTCTTTATCGCTTTGGTCTGCCGCAGAACTGATGTAGGCATAGCCGCTATCTTCAAACACGAACAAACCACCGCCAAGCGCATCACCTGCCTCGTAGCCGTTAGCATCTTGCAAGACCTCGTATTTGTACTGCCCCTTCTCAAGCGCACCCAACGTAAACGTGAAGCGGTCATAGCGCTCTTCATAACTACTCGCGTTGCTACTCGCGTCAATGTACACCACCGTGCTGGTGTTCTTGGCGATGTTGGTCAGTATCAACTTGTAGATGGTAGCGTTGGTTGCGCGCTCCGTCCACGTGACGTTGATAGTGTTGCTTTGGCTAGCTTTCAGGTATAGCATATACGTGTAAATATACCTTCACCCGCGATTTCCCAATTTCCTATACAACTCGGCACGTCGCTTGGTTGTCTCAACAATATCAAACTGCTTCCTCACATCCTGGCTGAGCTGACCGGCCAACGCCCGTCGTGTCTCAGGCTCGTTTGTCAGCATCCTGATTGCTTTATACCACCCGCTCTTGTTCTTGTTGTACGGGATGACAACAGCATTCTCCATGTGTCGCACTACATCGGTGTATGGCGCTTTCTCCGAGCAGATCATAGCCTTGCCCATCCATCCTGCTTCGATAATCTTTAACTCGCTCTTAAGGCCGTTAAATAGCGTATCACGCAATGGTGCCAATGCCACATTCACAAAGTTGTAACCACCGACGTAGCTGTAGATGTCCGCGGCCTGGATCCTGCCGTAGTTGGGATTGCGACCATTGAAGCGGAAGATGCGCTCATAATCCGTGTAGACGGGGTTGTTGTCATTCCAGCCGCCTAGGTATAGTTTGTACCTGCCGTCCAATTCCCTGTCTCCTTCCAGCTTGCCCATTGAATCATACAGCATTTCAATATCCTCAGTGTGCTGAGCGCCACCAAACCAGCCGAACTTCACCAGTTCTTTTTCCATCTCCAATTCAGGAACTGGCGTGAACTGCTTGTAAGGCTCGTATGGAATATTGGGTAATATCGTGACCTGGTTATTCAACTTACGCACGTATGCGGCCAAATGCTCAGTCGTGCAGGTGACGTGATCGGCAAGGCGGATTGTCTCACGGATCATGTCGGGTGTCTTGTTCTTCAGGTACATCTGATAGTAGATATGACCCGTGCCAAGCTCCCAATAGTCATCCATGTCCAGGATGATCTTTGCGCCATTGCTGGTCAGCGCTTTGTGGACTTTCTGCACCTGCTCAATGGTACCCTGCACCCACGTGCGGTTGAACAGGAATAGGTCAATCGTCTGCAGTTGCTCGTCGCTAATGGTGCCAATGTTTTCGACGCTGACGAAGTCAAACTCAGGGTAGTTATCGCTGACCGCCGCATTCGGCATTTCAAGGCGATAGAACGAACAGCCGGTAGGGTGCGCGTTGTAAACGATGCATATTTTCATTGTGCAGATTTAAGGGTTTGTGTTGTGCAAAAATAAGAAAGCCGGCGCAACCCTTAATGCACCGGCTTCCACCCAAACGAAACTACAACAACTATGATCCGCTAATCTGCGAGGTACTTGTTATACCACTCAGCAATGTTCCGCTCACCAGGTACATTGGCTCCGTCTCCATCCCGGTCAGCGTTATGTCATATCCTGAACGATCCCCAAACGCCGTGCCAGTTTGTGCTGTTCCTGCGCTCATGTCACATCCATTGGCCGCACCAAGCAACCAATAGCGATCGTTCTGGTCTCTCACGATTGCCAGCACCCTATTGCGTGCTAACAACCTCAACTCGTTACGTACAGCGACCTGCAGTTTGTTGATGATGAACTGCACATCCTGTTGGTAGAACACCGTGCCATTTTCCAAGCTGACGTTTGCCGTCTCGGTCATTTGGCTGGTTGCTTTGGTCAGGTCGTATTCGTAGAACGACGTGTTGTAGCCGGTGAATGCAGTCACCGTGCCACTGCCATTCGTTGTAACCGTGCCTGTTGCGTTGAGGACCGCAATGCGGACCTCTTTGATGCCACCTGCCGCATCCCTGCAGCCAAGTGTATATCCGGTGGTTAGTCCGCAGCTCATACTTACGCTAATTTCCAGTCAACGATAAACTCAGGATAGGCGAATTGCACACCCGCTTTGAATGCGGCTTGGAATCGCACCTCGTCATTGTCACGGCTGTGCCAGATGCTGAACTGCTCCTCATCGCTCAGCAAGTCCGTGCCGTAGAACAAATTGTTCAGGTAAGTGGTCACAATTCGGTTAGTCGAATTCAGTCCATTCACGGCAACCACTTTGATGTTGGTGCCTGGGAAGAATTGCTCGCCTGTCTGCATGCCCTCAGCGGTGTAGTGGAAGTTACCAGTTCCCGATCCTACGTTGATAAATGCGTTCATCATCAAGCGGAAGGTGTCCCAGCCGCAGAATGCAACCAAGTCCTCACGGTTCAAAACTTCAACAGGTACGCGGGTGTAGATCTGCTGGAAGATGCCGATCACGTTGGAAGCATTGATCGAGCCTGAAATTGCCGAAGTGTTGCCACTGACAACCGTTGCAGATGCCGCGTTCAACAACGTGTTGAAACCATCAAACTTGTTAGTTTGGATGTTGCTGTTCGACGTTGCAGTGTTACCCTGCCAAATTGCAGTCTCAAGTGCAGCGGCGATCTTGGCAGCCTTCTGCTCGCTGTACGCCTGCTCGAATGGAACGCCAGTGTAATTACTACCTGCCGTCAACTGCGTCTGCATCCAATAGCTCTCAAGCGAGCGTGGGCAAATCGCCTCTTGTACTTTCACAGCGCCAACGGTCAGCGTGCGAGCGCTGAAGGTAGTCGTGCCGGAAGGATTCCATCCACACGATGTTCCCGCGATGAATGGTGAGTCGGTGTCCATCAAGTTCAGGTTGGCAGCACTCTTGATGCCGACCTGCTTTTGGATCATGGAAGCGGTCTTCGCGCTGAAGACGGCTTTGGTTATCAACGGCAGACGCTGTTGGTCCGTGTACGTTGATAAACTTGATAATGAATAGGCCATATTTTTGGTTTAAATTGTTTTTTTAAGTTCTTGAATTGTCTTGACTAGTGCGCTGAAGTTCTCCTCTTTGCGAATCTTTTGGCTTGCAATAACGCCCGGAAGCGTTGGCGCCGCTGGTGCCGTTGGCTGCTCGCTCACTTTATCCACGATGTCCACCATCGTCTCCATGTGCGATGCCATTGCCTCCATCTTCTTACGCTGCGATCCTAGCTCGGTCATCGCTGCCTTCAACTCATCCATGATGGCTTGCAAGTGCTTAGCGACGATTTCCGTCACCACTTCTGGCGTCATCGTTGGATAGGCATCGGCGATCTCACTCACTACTTCGGTGGCAACTTCCGGCGTGATTTCGGCTTGAACTTCAACTGCTGCAGGTGCTTCTGCAGTCAGCGGCGTCACCTCGGTGATCTGCCCGCCTACGGTCACCACGCTACCCACGTCCGGGATGGTGTGGGTGCCGTCAGGTGCTGGGATGACTTGATCTTCAGCAATCACGTATACTGGTGTGCCAACTACCAACTCACCATCTACGCGCACAACAGTTCCGTCCTCAAGCGTATAGTCAGCGAAGGCTTGTGGTGCTTGTCCACTGAACTTCCGCAGTTCAGATCGCAGCACGTCTATTGCGTTCTTCAAATTCATAATTTGGGTCTTTGATTGGAAATATACCTAGGGTTCAAATGTTGCAAAAAAGCAGTCAAATCTTTTGCTAGTGCCGTCATCTCCGCCTCTAACGTCCTGCGTGCTGGCATCATCCCGAACACGCCCTCCACGCTGAATCCTGTGAACTGGTCGCGCTCTTCCCACACTTTGTCGTTCTCGACTTTGAACGACCCAAACCAACTGCCGTCCTTTGCATCCTCGTAGCCATTAGGTGGATTCACCCCGCGCTCGCGGTCAATCAGGTAGCTCTCAAACATGTACACGCCGTCTAGTTGTTGGCTGTGTTCAGCATTGACGTTGTGTTGGTTGTTCTGCTTGAAGTAGCGCTGCACAATCTTGCGGATGGTGGGCGCGTCAAAGACCACGTAATATTCGCCGTAGGTTTCATCGCTGCGGAAGATCGGTGTGTCAGCCATGATCAGCGGACCGGTCAGCACTCGCTTTTCGTTGGTTTCGCTGAATCGTTGCTTCTTGGCAAAGGCTTGGAATGGTCGCTCGATTGCCGGGAACTCCACCAGGGCAATGTAGTTGACGCCTTCGTCAACTTCATCGATGGTCATCTTGTAAATGGGATAGCTATCCTTCATGTTTGGAAATATACCTACACCCCTAAAGTTGCAAATTCGCCCATGCGTCTCAGCCGTGTTGATGTTTGCTGGATGTCGCGCTCCACGACGTATGCCCGGATGCCTCCATTCGACTGCCCTTGATTTTGTCCGAATCCGGTCAAATCCGTGGACTGCGGCGTGCCGAAGATCGGTGGCGCTCCGGGTGTAACGACGCCGCCTCCGCCTCCGCCACTTGGCACTCCTGCCGGTGATGGTGGTGGTGACGCAGATGTCGATGTGAATGTTGTCTTCTTGATGGCCGCCACCCTGCCCAATCCTTGTGCCACGGCAGCAATCGCAGCCAATGTACCACGAACAGGGCTGTCCGGTGTTGGCACTGGAAAGAATTGCGACTGATATGCTTTGTTGGCCGATAGGTAGGTGTCCACTAGCGTCATGGCAATATTGAATTGTTTAGCACCCTCAAATCTTCGCTTCTGATGCGCTTCACTACTTTTTCCAAATCCCTCCATCATCGCGAATGTTGCCTCTCCAATGCTACGCGCTGCAAGTGTGTACATTTCGCGCATGGCTGTCATTCGCTCAAAATCTGTCTGCAATGCTTTTGCTGCATTGTCTTGAATGGATTTTGTCAATGCGCCGCGTTCAAGCCCTTCCCGCTTTATTACATTTATATGACTTTCCTGCACCGGAATAAGCTCATTTGTTGCCTTTATCTGCATTGGCTTGATTTCAACCGCATCTGTTCTTTCCATGGCACTTAACTCTTTGCGAATCCTCAATGTTTCCGCAAGCGCCAAGTTATATGCCGCCTGTCGATCGCGCATGGTTGCCATCAGCCCAGGAATCACAACTCCTTCTTTGCCAAAGAATGCTATTGCTTCGTTTAGGTCTTTTTGCGACTTTGCCAAGCCTTCCAATGTCAACTGCTGTTCCTCTTGTGCTGCCTTTAGTTTTAGCGTTAATACAGTGCGTTCATCCAGTCCTTGTGCCTCGGCCAACGCTGCAACGCTTTGCGCTAAACTGATGCCGGCTAACCTCGATTTATAGATGTCATCAAGTAGCTTGCTTTCCTCAGCCAATCGCTTGTTGAGGCGCTCTAATGCATCCGCCGCTTCTTTGTCCGCCTCCTCTTTTGACCTGGTTGCATTCTCGGCATTATTCATCTGCCTGCTACTCCTGGCTAATGCTTCGGCTAAGAATCCCAATCCAACTACAACTGCACCAATGCCCGTGCTGATCAACGCAATCCGCATCGCTTTAGTTGCCAGGATGCTAGAATTAACCGCCGCCGTGTATGCATTCTGCGCCGCGGTCATCAGCTTGGTGGTCAGCACCCCCCTGGCGTTGATCAACTCCGCCGCTTGCTGCACTCCCATCAGCAATGCCGTTGCTGACTGAACCTTGAGCAACACCCTCTGCAGATCTTCATTCTCATCGCCTAGCAAACCAGCAGCACCCTGAGCGATGGCCATCCCTGCCGCCAATCCCTGGGCCGCCTCGGTGACCATGGCTAGGCCTCTGCTTCCTGACTTTGCATAGGCGTCGATTGTCTTCTCCACCCCTTCGATCTGCCCCTTTAGCTGG